TCTTCAATTGCTTGTCTAGTGGCAATTCCAAGCGCAGAAATGTATGTGTCCTGACTTGTATCGTCAAACAAGTTCAGTTGATTTCTCATTTCAGCAAGCGTCAGCCACAGAGATGAACTATCACGGCCAATCTGTTCAACTTTTGCATAGTTGAATGGATTGCGCGTTTGCGCCCCAAAAGGCGCAGCGTATTGATAGTTGTCAAAAGCCATGTTTAAGTCTCGATTGCGCGAACACCAGCAAACACATCACGGACGGTGCTGACCATACGCTTTTCAGCATACATGGTCACAAAACCGGGAGTTGTTTGTTCCATTGCCTGAATGGTCATTTCTTCCACATCAGCAATCGTCATAAAACGAGGCCAGTTAGCAAGATAGACAGGCTTTGCACCGACAGTACCCATAGGGTCAAGGTACGGGTTAGGAATCACAGGAAATCCAAAAACGTGCAGCAACGAACCCGCTTCATTTGAACCAGTTTCCACAAAACTGTATGCGCCGTTCTGATGAGCATATTTACGCAATGCTTGAATTGCACTTGGATGCATCATCCACGCAGTTCCCGGCATAGACCAGTATTGAGCCGGAAGCGCGTTAGCCATGTCAACAAGCGTTTCCATGTCCAGACCCGCTGTATTGTTAAAGCCAATAGATGCGATTGTGTGCAGACCGTTTGTGATGGCTGTACCGCTTGTACCGAAAGCAGCAACAGCACCAGCAGCGCCGGGATAACTATTCAGGCCACGCAAACCATCAGTGCCACCAGTGGATGTGGTTGTTGAGCCAGCTTGGTCGTTATTTAGGCCGCAAGATGCGCCTTCCAGTTGTGCAAATTCCATCATCAGGTCTTCAACCAATTCGGCTTGCAGACCATTAACGTCAGACAAAACAGCAGAGCGAATTGGCATCTGAGCAGTAATAACACGAGTTGGCAATTGCCAGATACTTGTGTTGATGTTTGGTGAACCGCTGTTGGGGGTAATTGTGTAGCCCCAAGGGTTTGTGCTGTTGGCAGCGTTACCAGTTTTGGCAACAAACTGAACAGCGGAATTACCGGGAACTTTAATGTTTCGTGCGCCTTGGCGAAACGGGTTCGCATAACGCAACGCAGCAAATGCGTCATCAAAGTAAGTGCGACCACCGACATTCAAGCCTGAACCAGTGATGGCAGATGCCTCGCGCAAGTCAATCGTGACTCTATCGCCAGTTTCCAAAGTTTGCTTAAATCCAGACAGGATGCGTTCGGTAATGGTCATAACAGTTCCTAAATTGTTGGCACAAAAAGGAGGGGCAGTTACGCCCCTCCGATTTATCAGGTAGCTGTACCTGTCGAGCGATAACGCACACCAGCATTCGGATCACGAACACTGGAGCAAAGGCGTTTTTCGCCAAAAAAGGTTATAAAACCTGGAAGTGTCTGGTCATAGCGGCGCATAACCATGTTTAGACGATCCACAATAGTGTGGAAGCGGCTGAAGTCAGCAAAGTACATTGGGTACAAGCTGTTAGTGCCAGCAGTGCCAGTAGTAGCTTGGCTTGGGTTGTCCAAGTACTTGTTCATCACCACATCAAAGCCAAGCATTTGACCAATGATGCCATCAGGGTTCAACGACTCAGTAGAGTTGAAGATTGGGCGACCATTGGTGTCTTGCAGACCACGAATTGCTTGAGCCAAGATTGGGCTAACCATAAACTTAGCGTTGGCAGTCCAATACTGTTGTGGCAAAGCGTAGATCAAGTTGATAACGTCTTTGTACTGGATGTTGTTAGCACCCACAGTGTTGGCGTTTGTGGTGATCTGGTCATAAGTAGCCAGCGAATGCAAACCACTTGTAGAGCCAGTGCCAGATGTGCCGAAAGCAGCAACAGACGATGTACCACCAGTGTAGGTAGCGTTAGAACCAGCGTACTGATCCAAGCCACGCAGACCGTTAGTGCCACCGTAGGGGTTGTTGACACCTTGAGCAACTTGGTCGTTGTTCTGAACCATTGACAGGGCTTCGCTCTGAGCGAAAGATGCCAACATATCGTCAACAACAACAGCTTCCAAACCGTCAATATCGTCCAGAGCAGCAGTACGGATTGGGAACTGCACGTTCAAGTCTTGCAGAACCATTTGCCAGATGCTAGTGTCTTCAGTGGTGGCTGCACCGTTGTTCTGAATTGCATAGCCCCATGCTTCACCGGGGTTGCCCACGCGCACCCTGAATTGGTACGAGGAACCGTCAGTAGCCACAGTGCGAGAAATACCGCGCATTGGGTTCAGCAAACGCAGAGCCGTGAAAGTAGGATCGTAGCCAGTACGACCACCCTTGCCATCACCGCCACCTGTCAGAGCCGAGGCTTCTTTCAGGTAAGCATCCATTTGGCTTTCGTCTGCAAAGATTTGCAGTTCTTTTTCCAAGCGGCTGTTGCCTTTGTAGAACTGGCTCAGTTGCTCACGCACATGACGGTTCACATCTTGGCGAACAGTCTTTGCGGGTGTGCGAATGAACTCAGGCATATTGATAGAAGCAACTTTGGCTTCCAGAGCAGACACCATTTCTACCATTTCAGCTTTGACAGCTTCAACAGCAGCGGGGATTTTTGCTTCAACAGCAGTGATGCTCTCGGCTTGTTTAGCTTCGATAGCATCCAGTTTTTCGAGGATAACTTGTGACATGATTTAACCTTTAAGTCGTTTGTCAAGGAGTTTTAGAAGTTCACGTTGCTCAAGAGCCGCGAGAATTTCTGCTTCGGTTGCCTCCGCATCAGAATCACTCTGAATTGGCGCATTTTCAATCGGCTCTTTCACAGCATCACGCTGCTCAATGACCGTCTTGAACACAGATGCGGCGGCAACCGACATCTGCTTGGACAGCCCTGCATCCCGCAAGGCTTCTTCCAATACTTTCAAATCAGCAGAGCCATCAGGCCGGAAATACTCCAGCTTCTTAATTTCTGCCTTCATGTTATTTGGGTACATAACCACGCTAGTCTCACGCAAACCACCTTTAGTGATTTGGAAGTAGCCATCCTCATATGGGTCATCAGAACCAATGGTCATTGCTTCACCATCTTCCTTAACCCACTGATATTCTTCAGCATAAGCGCTAACAGAAACCCCGCCAAACATATTTGGCGATTCTTTCATCACTTGGTAAAGATCAGAGCCAGTTGTGGTGTTGAGATACAAGCGGCCAGATGCGTTCATGCCTTCGTCATCCATTTCAATGCTTGTCCACTCTCCAACAGGAATAGCGTCAGCATTGTGATTAACGTACATGGGAAGTGGTCGGCCCATTTCGGCAAACTCTTTGGCCCATTGCATAAAGCCTTCTGGCTTATAAAAGAACTTGCGACCATCGGCCCCTTCTCTTGGGCCAAATGTCGTAATGCGAGCCTCAATCTGTCCAGACGGTTCGCCGTTGCTGGCCTTCTCGTTCAAGTTCAGCTTGGCTTCGCAGATTAGATTCAATGTCTTCATGTATTGCCCCTAAAGCAATGGATTGGTTATTGTCCTGTATTTTAGGGGGTTGCCCCAATAATACAGGCAACTGTTTTATAGGCCTCTTGACCTGTTTGGCTAATGCTACCAGATATTGTGTATCAGTATGCATTTTTTATCAAGTCTTAGAGCCGATATTCATTTTTTTGTTCTGATTACCGCCACCGCCACCAGTATCTTGGCTGCTTGTACCGGGTAAAGGTTCAGCGGGTTCAGCGTTTTTAACCAGTTCATCCGCACCCTCTTTGGATGCCAAATTCATGTAGTTTCTCGCTTCGTTAGGTGTCATTATTCCACCTTTTACACCAGCAGTTGCAAAGTTCATTTGATCCAAAGGCGCACCCTTGAGGAAATCCTTTGTGTCAAACTCTACGCAAAGACTTGGGTAGCCTTCAAGCAAATGCTGCGTCAATTTCTGCTGAATGTTGACGATTGTGGGGTACATGGTGGTTTTGTAGAACTCATCCAAAGCCGTTTGGCTGTTGTTGAACTTACCATCATGGATGCCAATCATGCTTGGCGGCACACCGAACAAACCACAGATTCGGCGCATCGTCATCAGCTTTAAAGCAGCAGCATCAGTGTCTTGCAGCGTCAGCATCTCCAGCTTCTGATACTTCATACCTTGATCCAGCAACATACCCTGACCCGGCTTGCTTGGGTCACTGGTCTTGCTGCCTGTCATGTTGTTCCACGCCTCTTTCAGACGGGCTGCAATCTCTTTGTATTTTCCATCAGGAATAACTTGGTCGGTGACAAACATTCCAGAAGGCTTTGCACCGTTCTGCATGACAAAGTTGGCGTACAAATCAATATCTTGGTCAAGGCCAACCAGTTCAGTCGCCAGAATAGCTTTGTTGAAACCAGCCGAGCCTTGCCACGCCATTTCCTTGCCATGCATGACCTGAAAATACTTAAACTCATGGTCTTTGTTAAAACCGTAACTTGGCGTAGACAAGCGGAAAGTTGGATAGCGTGTAGGCGTGATGTTCACCGCAATCAGCGTTGAATCCAGCACATACATTTCCAGCGGAGTCTCGGTAGAACTGTTCTGGTCTTTCCTCCACCACAGGGTAAAGGCTTCACCAGACAATTCGTACCACATTAACCATTGATACCAGAACTCATATTTGCTCTGGAAGTTGTTAGGGTTGCCTAACAGCTTGGCGACTTGCTTGGCTTTGGCCTTATCTCGCGCACCAACACCCTCGCCACGAATGGCATCAACCACTTTTCCATCTGCTGTCTCGCAGCAAATCTTGATTGGCAACTGCGCCAAAGCCCTAGCTTTTACACCCACACAAGACATAATTGTGCTGTTTCTCGTCAGCACAGACATATCCACAGGGCGACCAGCAGTAGTTGTGCTGGCAGTGGTTACATAAAGAATTTGGGTGTTAACACCAGCACGTTTATCACTTCCTTGATAGACAATGTTGTTGCCCAAGGCTGTCTGACCGAACAAAGTATTGCTCTCAGACTGAGTGTTTTTGCGCTTGAAAATGTCAAAAATCGCCATGATTTCCCCTCAATTTCCTACACTTTACCACTCTAACGATCTAAAGCCAAATGATTCGCTGACAAATACGTTATC